GACATCATGTTCGGTTGGGATGACACGAAGAAGGATCCCAAGCGCAGGGATTCCCGGCTGATAGTCATCGGCGACGACCGGCAGACGCCGTTGCAGCGCGGCGCGCTCACCGCGTTCCGCAACTACGGTGTGACCGTCATCCCCTACTCCAAATTGGAAGAGCGGGCTCCCGTGGAACTCGCCGCGTAGCTTCCGGGCCATATAAGGACTCATCCCGACGACTCACCGCGAGCGCCGGGATGAGTCCTTGGTTCTTGTGTTTCGCTATATGATTGAGTCATGTCGGACGACAATGTCCGGCACGAAGGGAGACCCATCATGAAAAAGGCAATCGCACTGCTTGTTGCGGCGATGTTGCTTACCGGTCTGTCCGCTTGCAGGGGAAGCACTACGGCCGATGCGCCGGCCAAATCCGATGGCACGTCAAAGACCGAGACCAATAAGGAAGAGCCCAAACCCCAGCCGGCCGATCTGACCGGCACATGGAAGCAGACCAATTCCAACGACCCGAACTCATACATGGAAGCCACCATCAGCGGCGACACCATCGAGGTCAACTGGATCGGCACCGACACCAAGAGCCTCTACTGGAAGGGCACCTATCAGGCACCGACCAAGGCCGGCGACTGGAAATGGACCAGCCAGGGCGACACCGAAACCATGGCTCAATCCCTGCTCGCCTCGCAGGACGCCACCAAGGACTTCACCTACAGCGAGGCCGACGGCGTGAGCTGGGAGACCACCGCGCTCGGCACCACCATCACCGTCAAGACGGCCAAGCAATAAATCCCGTGTCGGGCGGATCAAGCCCTAAACACGAAACCGCCCCGGTCGCTCTGCGAGCGCCGGGGCGGTTTGGTTTGTAGGGATTCAGACAAGTGCCGGGATCGATTCCATTGATACTGGTTTTTCTCCCAACAGCATTTTTGTTTCGGGTCCTTTGGGCAGGCTTCGCGGCATTATCACGCCGTTTGGTTTGGTCCTGAGATATGTCACGAACATGGCAATGGTGGTATCGCCGTTTTCCCATTCGGAGATATCGGACAAGTCCTCGGCGTCGGATGTTCCGCCGTTGAAATGTTCAGAAGCAATCATCGTCACCTGATCCCCCATCTTGATGAGGATATTGGCGCATCCGCCTATTGCTTTGACTCGTTCCACGAGAAAGTAGAGCTTTTCCTCTCCCAATGCGACGACGATGGGACAGTTCCCTTGCTCGTCACGAACGGTCAGCACGTCATCGAGCAATCCCATTGACATGGATATGTCAATGCGAGTTTCGAATAGATTCAGCTCGTCGTAGTGTTTGTACGGCGCCTTCTGCAATTCCGGTGATTGTTCGTTCATCCCATTCACCTCCACATGTTTTCATTGCGTTGATTGCTATCGTGTTGATCAGTACCGAAGAAACCGCACATGCATACCTCACATCCTTAAGAGAATCCAGCCGATGGATGAACTGCTTGTCCACCGGCAATCCGCTTGGCGGATGATGCCCATTGGGATGTATGTGGCAAATATTGTGTGAACAGTCGATCTCAGCGGCTTGCCACATATCAGCGCGCCCCTTGGACTCATCGGGGACGGAATCGTCATCTTCGATAATCTCAAGAGAATCATCAATAGTTTCTTCGTCGAAGTTGACTTGTATGCACTGGAAGAATCGATGGATATGACCGCTTTTGCGCCAATCGACGTAAATGGTTCTGGCGTTTGTCGGCAAACCATCGGGTCCCGTGACGGTGCGGTATCTGACGGGTGAGCGATCGCAATCCGGGTCTGGCGTGAACTTGCCCTCTTCCCAGATGTCCGGCTCGTCGGGCTGCACCGCATCGATATCGTGGCTTCTGCGTCTGGAGTTCTTTATTCCCATTTCAGTGTTGCGATATCACCGTTTCTTCCGATATCTATTAGCCCGTTCTATACCGACGACTAATGGATACGCCGCGAATCCACGACGCCAATCGGATACGACAGACTTTCCGATAAGCGCCATGACGCGATTCAAAGACATTGCGCCTGCCATGATGGTTGCTCCTATCGCAGCATGCAATCTCTTTCCCTGACTTCCCGTTGCATGCTGTATGTTCAATCTACACGTATTAGATGAACTTGTGCACATTTTTTATCGGAATGTGCATAAGTTCGTCCCATTTTTGGATTGCCCGCGCGTGTCGCAAAATGATACGAGCGCGGCACTGCGGGTGTTGAATACGGCATTTTATGACACGTCATCACTGTCATCCGTGAGGCTGGGTATGGCTTCGCGCATCATGTCGGCGAGCGCCTTGGTGCCCCAGTGGGTGTATCGGGCGGTCATTTGGATGTCGGTGTGGCCGAGTACGGCCATGCGTTCGTCTTCGCTGGCTCCTGATTCGGCGACTCTGGTGGCTGTCCAGTGGCGGGCGGAGTGGATTTTGACGTATGGGAGGCCGGCTGCTTGGAGGGCGTTTCTCCAGCGTCGGTTTTCCTGTTCCTGTCGTATGGGTCGGCCGAGGAGGTTGTTGAAGATGAACTGGTGGGGGTGCATGCCGAACATGATGATGCGGTTCCACAGCCGGTTCCACAGGTTCCATGTGATGGGCACGAAGCGTACGCCTTTCTTGGATTTTGGTGGTACGAGCCAGAGTCCGCCGACCACGTGGACGGCGTTGTGCCATTTGGGTATCACCGCGTCGGCGCCGCCGACGTAGTCCTGGAGCTGCTGTTGGACGAAGATGCCGGGTATGCCGTCGCGTATTTCTAGCTCGTAGGGCATGAGCGCGTATCGTTCGCCTTCCCTCATGCCGGTGGCGAACGCGAGTTCGAACAGGATGGCCCACATCTCGGTGTCCTCCGGGGAGTCGTGCGGGCCTCGCCTGCCTCCGGCCATGGGTGCCTTGACGGCGGCGGCGATCAGTTCCTTGGGCTGTGATTCGTCGAGTATCCTCTGCGGGGTCTCCTCGTAGCGTGGCGGCCTGACCCTGCGACAGGGGTTGCGGTCGATGAGCTCCTCGAGTTCGGCGTCGTCGAGCGCCTGTTTGAGTATCCCGTGGTATTCGCGCACGGTTCGCGGCGCGCGGGTTCGGCCGAGCCTGTCCATCATGAGGCGCACGTGCGCGGGCGTGAGCTCGGCGAGCCGCACTCCCCCGATAATATTGGCGATGATGTTGCACCGCTTGTCGAGGTTGTACCAGGTGTTGGGTTTCAGGTCGCGGCGGCGCTGCCCGCACCATCGGATGATGTAGTCGCGCAGGTAGGGCGACTGATTGGAATGGATGATGCCCGTGCGCTCGTATTCCCTGAGCTTGTTCTCGTGGCGTTGGCGGGCGTCGGATTTGACCAGTCCCGTGGTCTCGATGATGCGGCGGCGCCCGGTGCCGGGGTCGGCCGTGATCTCGGTGCGGAAATGCCATTTGCCGGCCTTGTCCCTGAACACTCCTCCCGCGCCCTTGGTGCGGCGTCTTTTCGTTGCGGCCATTGGGTTCCCTCCCTGTTGGGAGTCCACTCTATAGTCCACTCTATCTGGGTGTAAAACGCGGCATAACGCGGGTATTCCCGCAACTCAGCACCACGCAATGAAACCCGTATGAGGCCTACTGCCACCTACGTTTTCCGCACCATTCCAACGATTCTCACCACTCGTCAAAACCCGCGTGAAGCGTGTGCTGTGAATAGACTCAACTTTGTCTGAACCCTACTGCCGCTTGGCCTCCCAGAAGGAGTCCACTCTAAGTGCACTCTATTTTGATGGTCACACCATTATATACAAGGACTTTGCAACGCAAAAAATCGGCCCCGTCCGACCGCAGTCAAGCTCATGGAGCTGTCTGCGGTCGGACGGGGCCGATTGCTTATTGGATTGGGGGGGGGTTAGTTCTTTGCCGCGATCTTGGCGACGTTGGCCCCGTCGTCCACTTCGGGGATGCCGGCCACGCTGGTCAGCAGCGAGAGGACGGCGGAGAGTGCGGCGGTGCCGCCGATGATGCGCCAGTCCACCTGTCCGATGGTCAGGACGGTGGTGCCGATGGCGGCCACCGCACTCTGGGCGGCGGTCTTGACGGCGCGCACCAATGAGGCCTTGAGCCAGAGCACGAGCCCCTCGGCCTCCGCGCCGGAGATCACGTCATCCGGCTCGAGCTTGCCGTTGGCCTTGTGGTCGGCGATGCCAGGCGTGTTCGCGCCGGTTGCCGTGATCTCGTTGAGTTGGGTGTCCAGCGTGTTGTCGGTCATGGTTGTTCCTTCCTTAGTAGCCGAGCTTCTTGTTGACGATGGCCTGCACGGCCGCGTAGTTGGCTCCGAGTGCGGCTTGGCGTTGAGCGCCGTTGCCGTAGTCGCCACGGATGACCGCATCCGCCAGGGCGTTGAGGTCCACGCTCGGCGCGGAACCGCCGCCGCCCTGGCCGAGGAGCTGGTTGACGCGCGCCTGCACGGCTTCGTAGTTGCTGCCGAGGGCGGCTTTTCGGGCGTCGCCGACACCGAATTCGCCGTTGATGACGCGACGTGCGAGGTCGTCGATGTTCACGCTGGCCGAGGAGCCACCGGAGGCGATGCCGTAGCGGGCGTTGACGATTGCCATGACCGCGTCGTACTGGCTGCCGAGCCGCTGCTTGCGTTCGTCGCCGTTGCCGTAGTCGCCGCGGATCACCGCGTCCGCCAACGCCTCGAGGTTCGTGGCATGCTGCTGCGGCTGGCTCGGCGTGCTTGGGGTGCTGGGGTTGCCGCCGCTCATCTTGTCGTACCAGTACTGCGCCTTGGCCATGTAGGCCGCGTTCTGGGTGCCGGCGAGGCTGGCCGGGCATTCGGTGGCGCTGAAGCGGGAGTGGGGGAACACGTTCACGCCCCACTGCGGGCGGCCGAGCTCGTAGTATTTGCACAGTGCGGCCACCAAATGGGCGCCGTTGTCGATGGTGGCGTCCGAGCATTGCCATGGGTTGGTGTTGATGTCGGCGTGTTCGATGCCGATGCTGGTGGTGTTGGCGGCCCAGTCGCCGGCGTGCCATGCGGTGTCGGCATCCCAGACGAGCTGGCCGATGCGACCGTTCGAGTCTACCTGGTAGTGCGCCGACGCTTCGCGGGTCTGCCACACGTTGTAGCATCCGGCGATACTCAAATTGCCGGCGTTGTGGTGGATGACAATCTTGTCGATGTTGCGGCCGGAGCGCCCAGGTGTGAAGTGCGTGTTGAGGATCATGTCCTCGTCCGCTTCGAGGGTTTCCCAATTTTTCATGCGTTCTCCTTCAGAGATGTTTTGGTTTGGAGTCTCGCGGGATTGCGGGGCTCAAGTTCTGTTGCGCGGCGCGATTGGCGCAGATTGGATGTCGTCGTTGAGGGACGTGCCGTGGCCGTTGCCGCCCAGGCTGTGATAGCTGTCATAGAGTCGCTGGGAGCGTGATTTGAGGTCCTCGTCCGCCACTCCGTCGTGCTCGACGACCATTTCGCGTCGCAGGTCCTCCAACTGGCACAGCAGGAGCTCGCGCATCCCGTTGATGATTGCTCTGCCCCATCGCCGCATGAGGCCCAGCACGGTGACCGCGCCACCGCATAAGAAGGGCACCATCCATTCAACGAGTTGTTCGATTAACTGCGACATGCGGGGCTCCTTTATGGTGAGAAAACCCACACGCGATACCGAGCGGATTGGCCGCGAGGCGTGTGGGTTTTCGGAGGTCGAAATGTTGTTGCAAGAGTTTTGGGATGACCGGTATGTCGGCTATTGCGAGCGCCTGCGCGAGGTCACGCGCGTTGGCTATGAGTCGGCTTGGCGGTGCCATGTGGAGCCGGTGTTCGGCAGCATGGAGTTGGCTGACATCGGCGTGGATGACATCGAGCTGTGGCTGTCAGGGTTCGCGGGTCCAGGTGCGGCCCGCAAGGCTTGGGCGGTGTTGAGGCAGATGCTACGCAAGGCCGCGAAGTGGGGCTACTTAGAGGTCGATGTGACCCGTTTGGAGATTGATCTGCCGGTCAAGCCGCTCTATGTGCCGCGTCTGCTGACCATCGGGCAGACTCGTCGCCAACTACAGGGCTTTTATGGCCATGCGCTTGAGGCTTGGCTGATTGTGGACTCGTGTCTGGCGTTGCGGCCGGAAGAGGGGTACGGAGTCGATTGGGCGGATATCGATATGCGTTCCGGCATCACTCATATCCAGCGTGGAGTGCAATGGGTGGCCGGCCACGAAGTGGTGGTGCCGCCGAAGACTGAACTGTCCGACCGGTTTCTGCCCCTTCCCCGATTCGCCGTCCGGCGATTGCGGGAGATCCGCAACGGCCGGAAGGGCCGTATCATCGGTGACCTGACTCCATCGCAAGCCGCGCGACGCTACGCCTCATGGTGCAAAAAGGAGTCGCTGCCCTACGTGCCGGTGCAGAATCTCCGCCACAGTTGGGCCACCAACGCCCTGGAAGCGGGAGTCAACATCGCGGTGGTCAGCAAGTTCCTCGGTCACACCGACATCAAGACGACCGCCAGATTCTATCTGCGACCGGAAATCGCGTCTCTCAAGGAGGCCCAAAGCATCTGGGAACGCGCGCTGATCGGGCAATAGGATTCCCTAGCCCAGCGTTCGACGGGGTGGCGTGTGCCGTATAGCAGAGACAGCGTTTTGCTTACGCGCATCGGCAATATTTGTTTTATGGGCGGCAACGTGAAATTCGACCAGTCAGGGGAAAACAATTACACGAAGGCTCAGGAGAAGATTCCCGAAGGGTATCGACCTGTTTCCGTCAATACGCCCGTGGCCGTTTTCGGTGGTAACACGACATTCATCTGTTACGGCGAGGCCAATGGCACCGTCACGATGCTCGGTAACCCGAACAGCGCGTACGCGGGATGCGCCGGCGTCTGGCGCACCGCCGACCCGGTGCCTGCGTAGTTTTCCCTAACCCCACTGCCCACGTCCGTCCAATCAGGCGTGTTCATTGGGAGTTCCAACGAGAACGGCATTTGCGTCATCTCCTACCAATCTCCCAACGGCAAGGCGCCTGACGTAATTGTCGCCACCCCCGGGCCGTGGTCCTCGGACGACATGCGAGGCTTGGCCATAACCATTTGGGAGAATGGTGTGGACTCGGCACAAATGCGATTGATGAACACCCGTACTGGAGAGTTCGGCACAAGATGGCCTGCAAGATTCTCATGGGTTGCGATATGGAACTAGCTTTCCCTATCCAGGGAAGGCTATTTGTTCCATGTAGCGATCCAGCTAACAGGGTAGTTCCCAGCGTTAATCCATGACCATGTGTCGGATCGAAGGATTCTGAACTGGCCTCCATTCGCGTCTAGGCTCCAAAGACGCGACATATATCGCTTCTGGACAATCTCGTTGTTGTTCGCCTGCTCATTATCGCTGAACACGAAGGAATCAGGCTTGCGACCCGCCGCCCAAGAGGGGCGGCCGGTCGGGAATTTGAAGGAGACTGCCCCAAGGGCACTGACCCCCTCGTTCGTTCGTCCGCATGCAATATAAGTGCTCGGGGTTAGGGAATCCCACACGTCGGTCATCGGCTTCAGAACGTTGAACAATGGCACGAGGGTACCGACGGTGATGCCGTTGATCGGGATGCGGTAGAGGGGCATGTCGTGGGTGGCGGCGCCGTCGAGGATGCTGCCGGTGTTGTGGGCCGGATCCGCCGGGGTACCGGTGGTGGGGGTGCCCTTGAGGACCACGATTGAGCAGGTTTCCACGCCGGTGGTGGTGTTCTTCGTGTAGCGAAGCACCACGAGATCGTTGCGTTTCTGGCCTTGGGTGCCGGATTGCACGGTGGCGGTGGTGGTGCCGGTCAGGTGCACATGGCGGCCGTTCAATACGGCATCACCGGATTGGACGGCGATGGTGTTCGCGTTGCTCATGGTGGCCCTGAGCTGATTACCGGTGGCGAGCGCGTAGTCGCCAGGTCCGACGATGCCGGCCTGGAATGCGCCGATGTCGTCGCTGCCGATGTGTGGGGTGCCGGCGAAGCCGGTGATGAGTTCGACTGTCATGTGTTCTCCTGACGTTTATGCGGTGCGTTTCCAGAGGCGGCCTCGTCCGATGGTGTCGGGGAGGCGTGTCCATGTGCCGCCGATTGTGTTGGGGTCGAGGTTGGGGGTGGTTTCGATGATCTCGCCGATGGGGTGGGCGGCCGTGAACATAGTGCGCGTGTTGGTGCGTTGCAGCAGGTTCGTGACCGCCCGTGCGAGGCCGTGGAGGGTGACGTATGTTTCCGCCATGGCCGGGGTCCCTTAGGCGAACAGGGCGTCGATTTCGGCGTCGCTGGCCGGGGTGATGTCGGTTTTGCGCATGTAGCCGCTCAAATCGATCATGCCTGTGAGCGCGTCCCATTTCATGACGGTGGTGTCGCCGGTGGTGACGGCCACGGCGACGACGTTGGTGCCGGCGGGCAGGGTCTTGCCTGAGCCGTCGACGAACTGGTCGGTGGTGGTGAACTGGTCTGTGATGTTCCACACGTCGCCCTTGGTGGCGGATGCGGGGGCGGGCAGGCTGGCGAACATCGTGGATCCCTTGGCGCGGAATGCGGAGCCGAGCGAGTTCTGCAGTTCGGTCTTCGCGGCGTTGACCTTGGCGTCCACGTTGGCGGCGGTCTGGTAGCCTTTGCCGGTGACGATGGTGTTGACCTGGGCGGCGGTCTGGTAGCCTTTCGCGCTGATGGCGGTCTCGACGTTGGCTGCGGTCTGATAGCCGAGATTCTTGATGTCGTTGACGGCGCCGGCGCGCGCGTTGTTGGCGGCGGTGGTCACGTCCGCGGGGGTGGCGAGGCCGAGGCTGGCCGCGGTCTGGTTACCGCTGGCGATCTCCTTGCCGCCGATGGCAGGCTTGCCGGTCAGGTCCGTGTACGCGCCGGAGAACGTGGAGGCGCCGGCGTTCTTGATCTTGGCGACGAGTTCGTCGGTGAGGTTGTTGTCGGAGAGCACCTTGTAGGTGTTGGTGCTGCCGGTCTTGAGTTCCTTGGCGACGAACAGGGTCTTGAGTTTGGCGAGGAATGTGGCGAGGTTGTTCAGGTTGATGAATTTCGTGGCCATGATGGTTTCCTTTCGTTACTTGCTGCTGGGGTTGAACAGGTTGTTGATGTCCGCGTCGGTGGCGTAGACGATGCTCACGTCGCCGATGATCGCGTCCTCGAGGATGATTACCGGCCCCTCGTCGCACGAGCAGCCGTCCAATGCGCGGATCAATGCGGACTCCTTTCGGTGTCGCTCACGGTGGTTTCGACAAGCGCGGGCCCGGCGGCCAGGCGGGTCACGTCGCCCGAGGGGTCTTCGAGGAGCAGGTCCCACGCGCCCGCGCCCGCGGGCAGGCCTTGCGTGGCCTCGTCCGGGACGCGGATGGTGATGGTCCCGTCCGTGTCCAGGAACGTGTAGGGGGCGAGGTCGATGACGGTGAGCCCGTCGCGGCGGACCTGTATGTGGGGCGTCCACCCGGTCAGGTCCATGGGTCTGACGACCGTGACCCCGTTTTTGTCGGTGACCCTGCGCAGCCATCTGAGGCGATAGGTGTTGGTGACGCCGGCCACGAGGATGAGGTTCGCCTCGAGCAGGCATGTACGGCCCAGTGTCTTCATGTGTCATCCCGTCCTTTCCCACATGTGCGCGCCCAGGGAGGGCCGTTCCTCCCAGACGCCGCCGAAATCATTCGCCGGATCCGAGCCGGTGGTGTTCATGACCACGTAGCCGACCGGGAACAGGATTCCGTTGCCGGTCGATGTGGCGTGCGCGGTGATGACGCCATCCTCATTGACGGTGATGGTGCTGCCGTCAGGTCTGACTCCACCCAACGTGGCAATGGTGGCGGCCGGAAGCGCGTAGTTCTCCAATCCGTCGAGTTTCCGCTTGTCCGCCGCGCTCATGAGTCCGGATCCTTCGGCCGTGGCCTCCGTTGCCGTGATGTGCACGGTCTGGCCGTTCCTGCTCGCGGACAATGGCGTGGCCGTGGTTATCGAGGCCACGTTCATGGCTGCCGCGGCGATGGCGTCGGCGGCGTCCTGCTGTGCCTTGCCGATTTCGGCCGAATAGTTCGAGGCGAGCGTGTAGGCGTCCTTGGCTGTTTTCTCCACGTCGTCCACGCGCGAAGGGGTGACGACCGCGCTGAACGTGTTGTTGCGCATGGTGATGGTGACCCCGTCCGCGTAGTACGCGCCGGAGCCGCCCGAACCGGTGGAGCCGTTGGATTCCGCGGAGCCGCTGAGGCTCGTCGTATCGCCTGACGCGGTGCCGCACTCGTAGTCCACGGACAGGATGCCGCCGGATGATTTCACGATCTTCTTGGCCACGGGCACGGTGAGCGTGATGCCGAGCCGGTTGTCACGGCCGGTGACCGTGTCGCCAACGTCCATGCTCAACGTGTTGTCTGTTATGGTGACCTCGACGCCGCCCTGTGATTGCAGTTCGATGAGCTTCTTCCTGGTCTCGGTGTTCAGCTCGTCGGGTCTCGCGTTGGAATAGTCGTAGACGGCCTGACGTTCCGCCAATCCGGTCAATGATTGGGTTTGGCTCACGTTGCCGTTGACATCCGCGTACCAGTGGACGACCGCACGGTCTTTGAGTTCCCCGGTGCCCAATCCGATGAGATGGTTCACCGGCTGGCTATCGAGCGAGGCCTTGAATTCGACCAGATCACTGTCGATGCTGTCGCCGTAGTGTTCGGCGGGCAGCGCATACGCGTTCACACGCCCGTCTGCCCAGATGAGACGGAGTTTCGCATTGTTGGCGGCGAGCATCTTCCGGATGCCCGTGTACGCGTCCGTATACCGGTCGAACGAATACGGGTTGATGGTGACAGCGTGCCGTGCTGACGCAGTGAACAGCGCATCCAATCCGATGCGTTTGAACAACATGTTGAGCACATCGCCGGCAGCGCCGGAAACGGTGAGGTAATCCTGCCCCCGATCGGGTTGGAGGATGCGGCGTGAGAGCAGGCCATGCCAGGTGGGGCCCTCCACGCTGCCGTCCGTGTTGCGCACGGTCACCAACCCGCCGTATTCGGTGCCGTCGATTATGATCAGCGCGCCGGCCTCCGGCTGCGGCAGGCAGGTGAGTTTGAACGAATTCTCATCGCTGCCGTAGGCGAGATCGAGCATGTAGTCGTCCACCGCGCGCAACGGCTTGTGCTTCGCGTCGGTGACTATGAGGCTGACCACGGTGGTTCGCTCCTCTCCTCGACGGGCGTGAGCTCGAACGTGTAGCCTCCCGGCCAGCTCACTTCGGCGCGGCCCGCCGGCAACGGCTGGAAGATGTAGCTGCCGGAATCAAGGCCGGCACCGCGTTCCGCGTTCGCGAACCAGTTGATCCGGTCGCCGGCCGCGTTGACGAACGCCACCGAACGCTCGCCCTCCACCGCATCCACCTCGACGCGAGCGCCGCCGGGGATGTCACCGGTGATCCGGTACTGGTTGCCGCCGATCGTGACGGTCGGATTCGAGCAGGGCCCGTATATGGTCATGCGGAACGGCATCGGGTCCAACCCGTCCACGGCTATCACCGGTGGGGCGGATGGCGGCCCGTAATCGTAGTCCATGTCATACGGGTGATCGAGATACTGGTAGGCGTCGGGGTCGCTGGGCGCACAGGTGACGGTCGGCAGGCTGCGTCGCCACATGCCCAATTGGGTCACGGTCAATTGGGTTTCGATGATGCGCGGCGTGATGGATTGCGGTTCGCTTTTGGTGATGAGCGCCCTGCACTCCCACACGTCGTCCACGCGCAGCAGGCCCGATATCGTGGAGTCCCTGGAGTGCGCGAGCACGTCATGGTCGGTGAGCATGCGCAGCCGGTCCAATTGGGTTTCGCCGGCCACGGCCTTGATGGTGAGCGTGAGTTCACGGGCCTGCCATGCCACCCCGGTAAGGGTGCGCGCGCCGAGCGTGTACGTCCACGCGCGTCCTCTCAACGATGGCATCGTCTCCCCGTAGATAGGGCCTTCGAACGAGATCGAGCCGCCGGTGGAACACACGTACTCAAGCCGTTGCATAGCGTCGCACCGCCCTTCCGAATTCCCGCCCGTCGATGTTGATGCCCAACTGTTGCAGAATGAACGGCATATCCTCGTGGAACGCCTGCACCTCGGCCAGCAGCTCGTCCAACTGGGATTGCATGCCCTGCTGGTTCGACTGCATGCCGTTGACCATCTGGCAGGCGTTGGCCGGCAGGCTCATCACGGGGGTGGGCATGCCGAACGTGTAGCCGTCCAACGTGAGCCCATCGGCGAGCTGTCCGAGGCTCCGGTTGACGACGTCCTGGCTGCGGTCGATGCCCACGGCCATGCCCCGGCCGATCATCACGCCGACCTGGTCGCGGAACACGCGGCTCGGCGAGTGGATGCCGAGCTTGTCCTTGACCCAGTTCAGAGCGTCCTTGGCGGCGTTGACCGCCGCGTCGACGAGCTTGCCGGCGGCCCCGGCGATGCCGGAGGCGATGCCGGTGATGATGTTCAGGCCGACCTCGCCCCAGTTCACGCTTGTGAACCCGTTCCAGATGGAGCGCACGATGGCGGGGATCTGGCTGATGAGCTGCGGGATGGCCTTGGCAAGGCCCCCGGCGAGGGTGATGATGATCTGCGCGCCGGCCTGCAGAATCTGTGGAAGGTTCGAGGCGAGCGTGTTGACGATCGACGCGATGATCTGCGGGATGTAGCCCACGAGCTGCGGGATGGCCTGAGACAGGCCGTCGATGAGCTTGACCAGCGCGTTGACGCCGACCTGGACGATGCCCGGCAGGTTGCTGGTGAGCGTGGATATCAGCGTCTGGATGACGGTGGGGAGCATCGCGACGAGCTGCGGCATGGCTGAGACCAGGCCGTTGACGATGTTGAGGATGATGTCCACGCCGATGTTGAGGACCGTGGGCAGAGCGGTCGTGAACGCATCCAGCAGCGCCTGCAGAATCTGCGGTATCGCGGCGATGAGCGTGGGCAGCGAGTTCATGATGCCCTGCACGAGCCCCTGCAGGAGCTGCATGCCGGACTGTATGAGCATGGGGGCCTGTTCGATGAGCGCCGTGATCAGCGTGGTAATCATCTGCACCGCTGCCGGCAGGAGGGTCGGCAACGCCTGGGCGAGCCCCTGTACGAGCATGCTCACGATCTGCGCGGCGGCCGAGACGAGCTGCGGCAGGCTCCCGGTCACGCCGTTGATCAGGGCAAGCAGGATGTTCGACCCAGTCTGGATCATGCCCGGCAGCACGGCGGAAATCTTCGCCATGCCGTCCGTGATCATGGTGGGCAGTTCCGCGAACAGGTTGCTGATCTGCACGAACAATTGCCCGCCCATGCTCTGGTCGAGCATGCCCAGTCCCGCGACCAGGGCGGCGATGATGGCGCCGATGCCGAGGAACTTCAGGAAGTTGCCCGGGCTGAAGAAGCTGCCGAACATGCCGCCGATCTTGCCGAGGCCTGCCTGCACCTTCGGTCCCACGATGTCGCCCAGACCGCCGAATATGTCGCCCAGACCGGATAGGGCTGGCGTGGCCGCCGTCTTGACTTTGCCGGCGAGCGCCGTGAATCCGGTGGCGAGTTTCGAGTCGCCGATTTTGGAGATCACTCCGCCGAATCCGTTGGAGAGTTTCGTGCCGAACGCGAGCAGGTTGCTGTCGGCCGCGCTGGTGAGTTTGCCGAATCCGCTGGTGAGTTTTGACCCCCATGCGGTGACGGATTGGCCGATGTCGGTGCCGGCGATTTTCGAGCCGAACGATTTGAACGGGCCTGTGAGCCTGTCAGTGCCTTGGGTGATGCGGTTGAGGGCGTTGGCGAACGGGTCGCCATCGACGGCGAGGGCGTCGCGCAGGTCCTTGTTGAAATACGATTTGAACTGGTGCAGGCCCGTCAGGCTCGACTGGAGCTGGCCGGGCATCTGCTTGAGTTTCCCGGTGAGCTGGCCGAACCCACCGTCACCGATTTTGCCGAGCGTGTCGAACACGTTGGTGATCTTGTCCACGTTGCCGCCGACGCCGGCGAACAGGGCGAACGCGCCGGCGAGTTGGCCGACCTGTCCGACGATGTCCTGGATGGTGATGCTGCCGTCCTGCAGTCCGTTCGCGAACCGTTCGATCAGGCCTATCGCTTTGTCGATGTAGGGGTCGAGCTGGCCGTTGAGCTTGTCGAGGAACGGGGTGAGCTGGCCGCTCAACGCGTCGATGGCGGGGATGGCGGCGTTGAACGCCTTGCGCAACGATTCGAGCGCGAGCTTGCCGGGGCCTTCGCCCAGTCGGCCGAGCGCGGCCTTCACGTTGGCGAGCGCGCCTTGGAAGGTGTCGCCGGCGGCCAATGCGGCTCCGCCGAGGCCTTCCTGCATGGAGTCGGCGAATGTTTGGAAGTCGATCTGGCCTTTGGATACCATGTCGGAGACCTCTTCCGAGGTTTTGCCGAGGTGTTTGGCGAGCAGTTGGAGGACGGGTACGCCGGAGCTCATGAGTTGGAGCATGTCGTCGCCCTGCAGTTTGCCTCGGGCGGCGACGCTGCTGAAGATGGTGCCGATGTCGGTGAGGCTGCGGCCTGATATCTGTGCGGTGTCGGCGACGGTTTTGAGGACGTTGGTCATCTGGTCGCCGGATTTGATGCCGGCGGCGCTCAGGGTCGCGGCCACGGTGGCCGCGTCGCCCAGGCCGAACGCGGTGCCTTTGACGCTGGCGAGCGCGTTGTTCATGATTTCGGCGATGCTTTTGGAGTCGTGGCCGAGGCCCTTGAGTTTGGCCTGCGCGTTTTCGATGGCGAGGGCGCGTTGGAAGCCGCCTTTGGCGGCGAGTGCGGTGATGCCTCCGGCGATGGTGCCGATGGCGCCGAGTCCGATTTTGCCGATTTTGCCGAATGCGCCGCCGAATTTGCCGAGGATGCTGGTGCCGCCGGTCTTGGCGGCGTTGTCGGCGGCTTGGGTGATGTCGCCTTCGAGTTTCTTGCCGAAGTCTTTGCCGCTTGGGGCGACTTCGATGTAGACGACGCCGATGCTGCTTTCTGCCATCGGGGCTTCTCCTGTGTGGTTGGGAGGCCCCGATGGCGGTCGGGGTCATTCGATGTGGTAGTGGTCGTTGAGGCGTTTGCGGCGGGCCATGCGCGCCTCATAATCGGCGTGGGTTTCCGTGGCCGGTCGGCGGAACGGGTCGGTTCTCCGGTCGGCCCATGGCCGGTAGCCTTTGCGTTTGAGTCGGCCTTCGAGTTCCATCTGGTCCCAGAACGCGATTTCCGCTCCGGTGGGCGTGTATGACCATCCGGCGAGTGCGGCGAAGCTGTTGGAGGTGTGGTCGCGCAGGATTTCGCGGGTGAGCGCCCATGCGCTCTCGTAGTCGAGGTTGCCGGATGGTTTGCGGCCGGCTGGCGCGTCGAGCCATGCGTTGAGGTGGCATGGCTTCCAGACGCGCCGGTAGCGGGTCAGCCAGTCGGTGGTCAGCGCCGAGTGATGCTGTTGGTGGAGGATGAGGAGGTAAACGATTTTGGGTCGAGGCCCGATCCTTCGGCCCAGCCTTTGACGATGGCGCTGATCCAGCCGAGCGGGTTGCCGGCCTTCCGCAGCTTGTTCCACAGGGTCGGCTGCATTTCCTGCAGGTAGGCGAGAAACACGGCGGTGGCGTGGAACGTCTCCTCCTCGCTCAGGACGACCTTGCTTTTGACGATGAGCACGACGTTGACCAGTTCGATGGGCAGGTCGGCGGAGTTGAGGTTGGGGAGTGTGACTTCGGTGTCGAGTCCCTTGAGGCTGAGGCATACGTCGGGCTGCTGTTCGGCGTCGGTGTTGATGTCGGGTTCGATTTCGATGGGCTTGTTTTCTTCGCTCATGGCGGTCTCCTAAAAAATATTGGTTGCGGCGGTCGATGCGTGGAGGGTTCCCCGTCCGCAGGGACCGCCATCGGTGTGGGCGGGGAAGAATGTCAGGGTCAGGCGGTGACGGTGACGGGCACGGTCACGTTCTTGCCGCCGGCGGTGGCGGTGATGGTGACGGGTTTGCCGGTTTCGGTGGCGCTTTTGCCGGTCACGGTGACGGTGTTGCCGTTGACGGTGGCGGTGGCCTTCGCGGTGTCGCCGCTTGTGGCGGTGATGGTCCAGCCCGTGGCGTTCGCCGGGGAGACGGTCACGTTGAACGTCGCGGTGCGGCCGGCGGCGACGGTCAGCGTGTTCGGGGTGGCGGCCAGCGAGTCGACCTTGGTGGCCAGTCCGGCCTTCTCGGCCGCGAGCAGACCATAGACGTGGAACATGTAGCCGTCCGAGGCCTTGAACATCTTGAACGTGACGTTGAAGGTCACGACCTCCGTGGATACGAGGGTCATGTCGTCGCGGTCGGAGACCTTGCATTTGCCGATGGGCAGCACGATCGGGTTGCCGTACTGGTCGAGGCATGCGAGCACGGCCATGTATTCGATGTTCGTGGCCGCGTCCCTGACATGGAAGTTGCCGTCGGTGTCGGCCTTGACGCCGAAGTAGGCTTCGGCGATGTCCTGACGGCATTCGATGCCGGGTATCTGCAGGGTCCAGTAGCCGGGCTCCTGTTCGGAGACCACGATGTCGCCGTTGTGGCCCTTGATCTCGGTCTCGTCGCCCGGCTCGGGGTGCAGTACCGCGCCGTCCTCCGAGTTGTAGCCGACCGGCTTCTTGCCCTCCGGCGGCGTCCAGGTTTCGGAGTCGGGCATCGCGGGGATGTTCGGATCGTCGAGCTTCCACAGGAAGAGCGCGTAGTCCTTGATGAGTTTGACCAGGTCGGCGCGGTTGCCGCTGGTGATGTACGAAGTGTCTGTGGCCATTTGCCATACGCCTTTCGATGATTATGCTTGGTTGGTTTCGACGGTGAGCAGGAGCGTGAGGTACGCCATGAGGCAGCCGTTCTCGTCGCTCATGCGGATCGGCCCCGACTCGTGGTCGATGGTGACGACCGGCCGTGGCGGATACAGGCCGGTCAGATACAGTTCGATGTCGGCGGCGAGGTTCTGCGCGGCGTCGATGTCGCCGGTCCCGTCGTCGCGACGCACCCACACGGAGATGCGAAGGCGCGTCTGCTGGCTGACGGGCGTGGCCTTCCGGCCGGGCACGGCGACCAGCACGCATTCCCTGGGCGGATTACCCCGGTTGCGGACGGTGCCGAACCGCACGTCGGGAAACCGGTCGCGCAGACGTTCGAGCAGCACGGGTTCCACCCGGTTCGGGCGGACGGGTGGCCGGATGACGCTCATACGACCACCATGCCCAGCATCTGGCTCAGCACTCCGTGGGCCTGTTCGAACGCGGCCGGAGCGGTGGCGACAACGTTGGTGCGGTCGGTGTCCTCGTTGCGGTACACCTTGATCGCCGGATCCACGGCCGCCATGCCCTCCACCTGTTCCTGCACGTCGTCCATGACCGGTTTGACGGCGCGTTTGAGCACTTCGTCGCTGAAATTCGTGCGGTCGAGCACGACCTTGACCTTGCTCCGGGCCATCTACCCCTCCTTCAGTCTGACGTTGACGACGTCGCCGACGTGCGTGCCGTCGGGTTTCTCCCACACGCACACCACGCCGTCGACGGGCACCCGCCTGCCGCGCACGCCGATCAGGTCGGTGTCGCGGATGCCGGTGGGGGTCTTGGAACGGATGTAGATGGCGTGGTCCCAGGTCACGCCATGCGAATCGTCCGAGGACGTTTCCGGCGTGTTCACCGGGGCCACGAGCCCGTCGAAGCTCATGACGAGTTCCAGCGGGCCCTGCACGGTGTTGCCGTCGGCGTCAAGTCCGGGCTCGCCGCGCCAAACGTCGATGCGTTCCATCAGACCACCTCCCCGGATGCCATGTCGATGCTGAAGGCCAGCTGGCCACCCAAGCCGAGCACTGTGAGGTAGTCGTTGTTCCATCGCAGGTAGCCGTCCGGCGAAGCCCACGAGTAGGAGTTGGAGAAGGGGCCGGTGGTCTCGGTGTTCTGCGTGACCCCTGTGGGCACGCCGGACACCTGCTGCTCCATGGCGGTGCGCACCATCTGGCAGCAGACGATCTCGAGGCCGCGCCGGTGCGCCGTCCACCACGAATCCTCATGGGTCTCGGGGTAGACGGACACGTGGTTGCGGATGTTCTCGCTCGCATCGAGCAGCAGCTCGTCCGCCTGCGCCTGTTCGTCGGGCGTGAGCGTGTGCCAGCGTTTCTCCAGGTCCTCGTGCGTGGCGAACGGCTCGGGTTCATCGGCCATGACGGGCCTCCTTATCCGATGACGCCGGCGGCCTTGAGCGAGGCGAGCGCGGCGTTGAGCTTCTTCTTCGTCTCGTTCAGTTCGGTTACCACGGCGTCGAATTCGGCCTTGGTCGGCGTGGTGCCGGCGGCCGCCGTCGCATCGGCCGCGGACACGGCGGCGACGGACGCACCTTTCTTCACGCCTCCCAGCGCCGCGGTGGTGGCGGCGGGCAGTGTATAGGCGGAGCCGCCGGTGAACGGCGTACCGTCGGGGTTCCACAGGCGTGCCGGCACGTCCATGGCCCCGGTCTTGTGTTTCTTCTTGCCTGCCGGCTGGATGATGAAGTCCTGGGTGAACGCGCTCATCAGTCACCCGCTTCCGTGGAGGACTTGAGCACGGCGAACGCCTTGGGTTCGATGACCGCGTAGGAGAACATGGCCTCGGTGCGGTAGGCGATCTGGTTGTGGGCCTTGAGGTCGACGCCGGTCTGGTCGGGGTCGCCGTAGGGGATGATCTCGGACGTAATGTCGCGCACCATGCCCCATTTGATGAGGCTGAAATCGCCCATGATGGCGAGCACGTGGGTGGGTGTCTTGGCCTTGGCCCCGTTGACGGTGGCGCTGGTGGCGGCCTTGATGCCGTCGAGGGTGCCGACCTGCAGGTTGAGCGGGATCTCCGGGTAATAGCGCATGCCGGTGGCGGGTACGCGGATCTTGCGCAGGCGGGAGGCCCACGTGCGGCTGATGGCGATGCCGTTGATGTCGTAGGTCTCGTTGAGCTGGTCGGCCAGGTTGTCGACGTTGGTGATGTCGTCGTCTCCGGCGGTGACCTGCATGGCGCGGGCCGTGAGCGCGTCGAATCCGGTGAGCGGCCCGCCGGTCTTGGGGTTGACGGCGTGGTAGACGACGTAGTCGAGGGCGCGGCCGATGGCCTCGGCCTGGTCGGCCTGGATGGACTGGATGATCTGGAAGCGGTTGTCCTCGTCGGCCCATTTGAGCTCGCTGGTGACGCGGGTGGTGGTCTGCACCTTGAACGTCTTGCCGCTCACGTAGTTCAGGTCTTGCTCGTAGGAGCTCTTGGTCTGGCCTTCGGCGGTCACGTCGGCCTCGGCGGCGCCGTTGAAGATCATGTATTCCTTGTCGGTGAAGATCTGCGGGCTGCTCGGGGACAGGGCCGCGATGGTCGATGTCTCCTTGACCTTGTTGACGACGGCCGTGGCGACGGTCTTGGGCAGGTGGAGTTTGCTGGTGTCCATTGCCATGATGTTGTTCCTTTCTGGGGGATGATTGCGTTTAGAGGTTGGAGAACAGGTCGTCGGCCCATGCGCGTTCGTCGGCGTCGGCGGCCTTGCCGTCGGGGGTCTTGCCCTGGTTGGGCATGCCCTTGGGCTTGGGGTGCGCGTACTGGTCGATGGCCTTCGCGTTCGCGGTCATGGCCTCGAGCGTGTCGCCGTGCAGCAGCGAGGCGGGCACGCCGGTCTCCTTGGAGACCTGCGCCTTCCACTCGTTCTGCTGTCGTTCCGCCTCGTAGGCGGCGTTGGCGGCTTCGAGTTCCTTGATGCGCTTGGCGGCCTTCTCGGCTTCGGACAGCTGCGAGTCCTTGAACTGTTGCAGTTCCTCGGCGGCCTTGCTGTTGTCCTTGGCGCGCTGCTCCCATTTGCGCGAGTGGGCGCGCTGCTCCTCGAACTTCGCCTTCCAGTCGATGTCCTCGCCGGGGTCGGCCGGGTCTCCCGTTGCGGGGTCGCCGGAGCCGCCTTCGCCTGCGCCGGAATCGATGAGACGAAGGTTGTTGCGGAATCGGTGCCAGTGCGGCATGTCGTGCATGATGGTTCTCCTTTGTGGTTGATGGGGCCCGTTCCGGGCGTAAAAACCACCCGTGCGGGTGGTGTGGAGTGGCGGGTGCAGGATTCGAACCTGCGTGGCGTGATGCAGCCGATTTACAGTCGGCCCCGATCGGCCCGTTGTCTAAATGAAAGTGCAACACCCGTTAGATTGGAAATTGCCTAGAAAACCAGTCCGAAGGGATGTCGCACCTATGGGAGAAGTATATTCGCACCTGTCGGAAGAGGAACGCC